GGACGGGGTGGTGATCCAGGCGAGTTTGGGCGCAACGGTGGGGACGGCGACATATACGCTGGACGCGGTGCGGGGGGCGGTGCGGTTTGCGGCAGATACGGGTGGGTCGGTGTTGTGGTGGAGCGGGTCGGGATATGATTTGAACCGAGCGGCGGCGGATGTGTGGAGGCGGAAAGCGAGCCACCATGCGGCGGAGTATGGATTTTCGACCGACAACCACAGGATAGATCGGGGCGAGGTGTACCGGCATTGTGTGGAGATGGCGGAGGTGTACGAGGCGCGGTCTTCGGCGGTGGGTGATGGCGGCAGCCGGGTGGTGGTATTGAGGAGCTGAGAATGATTAATTTGGCCGATTTGGTTTATATGCGAGCGGTGGTAATGGATTTGCTGCCGGAGATGGGGGTAATTATGCGCCGGACGACGACGGCCGGCAGCCAGGGACAGCCGGTGGAGAGCTGGGGGACGGCGGCGCAGTGGGTGCGCTGCCGGGTTGATCCGCTGCGAGCAGGGTATCAAATGCTGTTTGCGGGTGCGGTGCAGGCGGTTACGTCGCGAGTGGTAACGCTGCCGTATGATACGGATGTGCGGGTGGCCGACCGGCTGACGGTGAACGGCCATGTGTACTCGGTAGAGGCGGTGGACGTGGATAAATCGTGGCCGGTGACGGCACGGGCGCTGGTGAGTTTGACGTAGGAGGCATATTATGGCGGTTGTGGCGCGATTGGACACAAAACGATTGGACAGGATACTAGAGGCGTTTCCGGAAAAATCCGATGCAACGGTGCGAGCCGGGGCGGAGGCAGTGCTAGGCCGAGCGGTGACACTCGCGCCGGTGGATACCGGGGCACTGAAAAACTCTATCCATGCATACAGCGCGGGGAAATTGCGTTGGGAGGTGAGCGACGGAGTGGAGTATGGAATTTACCAGGAGTTCGGGACGAGCCGCCACCGGGCGCAGCCGTTTATGAGGCCGGCGTCCGAATGGGCGCGTCCGCAGTGGCTGCGGTTGTGGCAGGAACTAGAGCGTCAGTTATGAGCGATTATTTCGGAGCGATGGGGACGGCGTTGTGGACGGCGTTGAGCGGAGGTACGGCGCTGGTGGCGGCGCTGGGCGGAACGTTTATTTATGCGGAGCAAGCGCCCGACGGCCAGGTGGGGAGTTATGTGGTGTTTGGGAACCAGGGCGGCGGGCCGGAGAACAGGACGCCGCGGGAGATGCGCGATAACGTTTGGTTTGTGCGCGCCTGGGCGGATACGCCACAGGAGGCAAACCGGATTGATGGTTTGTGTGAGGCGCGGCTGCATGGAGCAACGCTGAGCGTGGCGGGGTGGTCAAATATCTGGTGTAGGCGAGATTTGGATGCGCAGCAGGTGGATAACCTGCCGAATGGGGGGAAAAAGTGGATGGCGGGAGGAATGTACCGGGTGAGGCTGAGCGCATGAGACGCGGCGACCATGCCGCGGGATTGGGCGGGATTAGAAATGGAGGTTAGCTATGCCGGCATTTAGTGGCAGTGCGATGTATCTGGCGTGGATTTGGACTGGCGGAACCGTGCCGCTGAACACGGATTTTCGTAAATTCGACTGGTCGCCGAGCCTGGCGATGATCGAGAGTACGGCAGGACCCGATTCGTTCCGCGAATATATCGCTGGCATCGGCGAGGGTGGCGATATTAGCCTGGAGGTGGTAATGCAGTCCGGCGGCACGGCGATGCTGACGGCGTTGGCGCGCGGAAATGCGGGCACGCTGTTGTACGGTCCGGAGGGCACAGTTACGGGAAAACCAAAATCGACCATTCCGGCAATTTCGAAAGGCCCGGCCTACAGCCAACCGTTTGATGACATTGTTACTCTAAAAGTGACGTTTCAGCAGAGCGCGTTTGAGACTCAGGCTGTGTGGTAGTAGTGATTGTCCGTCATTGCCAGGCAAGGCCTGGGTAATGACGGACAATTATGAATAATGCGGAGGATGGTATGACGGAAATGAACGATAAAACAGTGGTGGCTGATCTGGTGTTGGGCGATGGTCGAGAAATATATCTGAACATGCGCGAGATCACACTCGGTGAATACCGGAGTTTGTTTGATCGCCAACAGACTCCGGAGCAGGAAGACCTGGTGCTAGCGCGTGTAGCTGGTCTGACGTTGGAGGAGTACCGGACGCTGCCGCTGCCGGATTGGCGGCAGTTGACATTGCGATTTTTCGAGAAATCGCGGGAGCCGCTGGCGGAAAAAAACTGAGTAAGCGCGTCTTCCTCCATCTGAAATTTGGTGGAGATGCGCCGCTGGAATTGATCCGGTGGAGTTTGGCCGAGCGATTTGGATGGCGGCTGGAGGACGTGGACGCGCTGAAATGGTCGGAGTTGGTAGAGTTTTTCCAGATTGAGGATGGCCGCAGTCGGGTGAGGTAGATAAATATGGCCGAACGAGTTGCTAGTCTGTTTGTAGAAATTGGAGCGCAGATCGATGACGCGATGCGCGGCATGGGTCAGGTGCGCGATAAACTAGGCGAAACGAAGAATGACGCTGGCGGGCTGGGTGATGCATTTAGCAGCTTCGCCTCGGTGGCGACCAAGGCCATCGGGTTCGTGGTCGCCGAGGGTGCATTGTTGAATCAGGCGTTTGATTTCGGCAGGATGGGCGCGCAGGTGATCCAGACTGAGAGCGCATTCAACACGTTGATGAGCAGCCTCGGCCAGGGGCCGGGGATACTGGGGCAGCTGCGGGCGGCGACGCAGGGGACGGTGGATGATTTGAGTCTGATGGGCAGCACGAACACGCTGCTGATCGGTACGACCGGCGATCTAGGCGCGGCGCTAGCGGCGGCCAGCCCGGAGTTGGCGCGGATTGCGCTGGCGGCGCACCAGGTCAACCCGGCGCTCGGTGACACGAGTTTTCTGTATGAGAGTTTGAGCCGGGGCATCAAAAGATCACAACCGCTGATCCTGGATAATCTCGGTATTATCGTCAAAATGGAGGAGGTGTACCGAGACTATGCGGCGAGCATTGGCAAAACGGCGGACGCGCTGACATCGGAGGAGAAATCCATGGCGACGTTGAACGCAGTGCTGAAATCTGGCTCAACGATTGTGGAGCAGGCGGCGGCCGTAAATAGCAGTGCGTCGGTAACGATTGACCGGATGCAGGCGTCGGTGACAAATGCGGGAAATGCCGTTAAGGCGGAATTCGCGCCGGCGATTGCCAAGGCAGCTGATGGCGTGTATTGGCTGCTGACAGGCGTTGACCAGGTGAACGATGCGCTGGCGGAACACGCGGGGGAGGTGGCGACAACTAGCCAGACGTATACCGAGTATATTAGCGAGCTAGACCGCGCGGCGGATGTGGCTGGGTATGCGATAAATGCGCAGGGCGACCTGGTGAGAATTTACCAGGACATGGGCTATGAGGTCGAGACAGTGGAGAAATCTCATTACGCGCTGAGCCGGGCGGAATGGGAGGCACAAAAGGGCTTTTTGGCGCTGGGTGATGCGTTGGTTGCGCTCAATGGCGGGTTGAGTAACCTGGACGCAGCGGCGGCGGGTACGGAGGGCGCACTCGGTGGCCTGGAGACAGCGACGTATGACCAGGAACGCGCCTGGAGCGCGTACGGAGATCAACTGAATGCCGTGGCGAACGAGTCGATGGGCCAGGTGCAAATCGCGGCGGAGGCACTGGCGGCTGGAATCCAGGGGACGCTGGGGACGGCGCTGGATAATTATCAGTCCAGCATGATCGGATTGGTGGAAAAACAATCAGAGCTACAGGGCCAACTGCTCCAGCTACAGAGCGAGGGTCTACCACCGACGAGCCAGCGGTACGCGGAATTGAGCGGAGCGATTGCGGAAAACCAACAGGCGCAGGATTTGGCGCTGGAGAGTTTGCAACGGACAACGGCGGAGATGATCTATCAGCAGGCGGCGGCGGGGCTGGACGGCCAGGCGGCGCTCGACCTGGCGCGAAGCATGGGGGTGCTGAGCGAGTCGGATTACGCGGTGGCGAGCGCGATTGAGGCGCTGCGGGTGCAATATGACCAAAACCGCGACGGCGCGATCAGCGCGGCGGAGGGAGCGCAGCAATATGCGGCGTCGGTTGATTTGGCAAATCGTGCGGTGCTATCGCTGCAATCGAAAAACATGCCGGTGACGCTGGCAAATATCGCGGACGAGATGCAAAAATTAGCCGATACCGGAGCGGCGGGAGAGTTGGAGGGGGTGGCCTCGGCGGCTAGTGAAGGGCAGGAGCCGGTGACGGATTTTGGCCAGGCGGCGAGCGATGCTGGCGGCGGAGCGGACGATTTGACTGGAGCGGTGACCGATCAAAACAGGGCGCTGGACGCGGTGAGCGCGGCGGCGGCGCGGGCAATTGGCGGTCTGGCGAAAATGCCAGGGCCGCTACAGGATGTAATCAGGCCGCTCAGAGACGCGGCTCGGGCGGCGAGTGATTTGGACAGGGCACTGTCGTCGATCCAGGGGGCGCTGCGTGTGACGGTGACAACGAGCGGTTTTTCAGAGGCGATTGGCTGGGTTAAGGTTCTGAGC